CTTGCCCGTATACGTGAATGAGTTGTCCCATAGGTACGCCTAATCCCGCAGCGACATCACCCATACGTCGGAGGGTTTCCGTTACTTCCTCAGCAGGAACCTGAAAGGCAAGCAAGCGCTTAGCCCCCTCGGATACTTCTTGTAGCCCAAAAGGGGTTTTAGCCGCCAAATCAGTCATTTGTGCCATTAGGGCATTGGCTTTCTCCTTGCTCTTTAGCATGGTACCAAAGGCAATTTCAAGCTGTTGGAACTGAGAGCGGACGGCTATAATCTTTTGGGAAAACTCATAGGCTTTTGAGATGGTAAAGAATGCCATTGCCCCTTTGGCGAGGTTATTAATAGACTGTTGGAGCTTGTCAGTCTCTTTTTGGGAGCTTTTCATGGAGTCATTGAGCATTTTCTCCATTTCTTTTACGCCTTCTTCTAATTTCTCAAGGCGCAAGCGGGCTTCAAAGTCTATACTTCCGTTATCGTTGTTCATAATAATCTGTGTTTTAAAATGTAAAAAAACGCCCCATTGCTGAGGCGTTGCACGCTAATCAGCGTTTGAACCTAATAAATATTAACAATCCTAAGACTAATATGCTTGCTATAAGCCACCAAGGTAGGGCGCTAACTTGTTTTTGTGATTTTGTGGTTTGCCGCCGCTCCTGTACAATGATGGCTTGTTGTTGGCTTGTGGTAGTGCTTTCTTGTATAATTGTATCCTCTTGGGTAAGGACTTGGTTGTTGTTTTGATTTATATGTATGGTTGCCTTACCCCCTCTTATAACGAGGGCTTCATTTGGTCCGTCTCTCATACGAGTAAAATAGAGATCTTTGGAATTACCTGCTTCGTCTTTGTCACTTTCAAGGGTGATTTCATAGGATTGGGATTGCTGAAGCTCAAAAGCGCTTACCTTTTGGGACTTTTCTATGTGCGTAGCGCTGTCTTTTACCTCCTTTCTTTCGCTCCGCTGCTCTTCTCTGTGCTCGGTTCGGCTTGATTTCTTGCTCCTGCAACCGAAAAGCACCATAAGAGCTAAGAGTAAGTACAATTTCTTTCTCATACATTACTTTGACTTTTTTTGATTGATTTTTCAAGCCACATAAGACCCTCTCCCAACTTGGTAATAACAAGGGATAGTTCTCTTGTACGTGGCAATTGTTCTACTTTAACGAGTAGGCTTTCATACTCTTTTTTAAGTTCTTTTACTTCTGTCATAATGATTTATTTTACTTTTTCAATTTCTTTAATGAGTGTTTTAAGGCTATCTGCATAGTTCGGAGCAGTGGCATAGCCTGCCTTTGCGACTTCTTCAGCGAACTTGTAAGGGTTGGCTTTGACTTCCAACGCCTTGGCGTATCGCTTGTTTCTGAAAAAGAAATTAGCATGGTCTGTGAAACACTCCTCTGGGGTCTCATACTTCATAAACCAATCTCGTACGATATACAAGTATTTGCCGTCTGTACGCTTGGTGATACTAATCACTTCAGGGAATTTGCTCTTTTCGTTAGGAGTAGTGAGTACCTCTGTAGTTCTTAGGAGTTGCTTTTTCTCATTGGGAGTGCTACTAATAAGGCTCTTAGGTACTTTTATACCAAAGAAATTATTCCCTATAGGACTTTTCCCCCATGCACTCTCCAAACCTGCCTGAGCGAGGATAAAAAGTGCCGATATACCTGTCTTTCGCTCGCTTTCAAGGGCTACTGGCTTGTAGGTTTTGATAAAATTAAGCTGTGTTTGGTTCATGGTCTTCTGTTTTAGAATTATCACTTTCTTTCATATAGTCGGATATAGCCTTAACTACGACTTCTAAATTGTCCCTATTGACTACAATTTTACTAATGGTTTGCCCTGCTTGGTCTAATCTCACCTTATCTTCAGCTTTCTCATATATACTTTTGACCTCGATAAGGCAAAGGGCTATAGCGCCTATAAGGGTGATAAAAGGAAATAGCCATAGGGAATATTGGTAGTAGGCTTCCAAATACCAAATCGTACTCATCTGCATACAATCCACTATCGAGAGGGCAATCAGTACATTGTAATACTGGGCGAGCTTGCTCACGGTGCGCTTATAGCCGTAGGAAGTACGCATAACTCCCATTCGATGCGCCTTGCGAACACCGCTCCACAAGTCCGCCAAGATCATAACAAGTACTAAAGTGTAGATACCAAAGAGTATCCATAGGGTTACAAATATTTTTTCCATTGAATAGTTTTAAGATTGATTGATTAGTTTGTCTAATTCCTCATTGTAGTCAGGGCTTTTATCAGTTATCACATTGTCTTTGTTCTTGTTGTCATTGGAACTTTCAGGGTTTATACTATTGTACAAGAGCAAATTAGCATAGGATATTTCATACAAAGCCTCATAGACACTTACATTGGGATATTGTTTCAAAAACCCACCGACTATCGCCCATAGGCTGTCGTTTCGCTCACTTTCCTTGTCGGTTTTAGCAGATTTGCTTCTTTGAGGAAAGTGATAAGCATAAAAAAATCGGTAGTCTGCATTTTGCCGAGCATCTGAATGAACAATATCCCTACTTCTTGAACGTTCATTTGGTAGAGGATCTTATTGGTGAGCCGCTTTATTTGGCGTTCTTTTGGGTTCAGCCACTCCTTAAACCATTGCCAAAAGGTTGGCTTTGGGTGTGATGCTCCAAGTATCATCAGGGCTAAGGCGCGGGCAACATGTTTGCCGTGGGTAGCTTTCTGAAAGGCCTCGCCTACGGTCTTTTCTCGATTGAGTTCCTCCATGGGTATATGGGCTATCTCTTGAGATACGAGTATCAGCGTGCCGAGTGTGGGTTGTGGTACTTGGTACTTTGTCCCTGCTATGGTTACCTCTTCAGCTTGTTGTAATAGGGTTTGTACTGTTTTTTGTTGAATATTGTCCATCTTTTTAGTGATTAACGATTAATGATTAGTGGTTAGCCACTTGTCACTAACCACTAATCAATGAATTAATTGTACTGCTTGAGCATTTTCCCTGTCTTTGGTTTCAGAGCGGTGAAGGTGTATTTTATCTTACCTCCGTTCTCACTATCCCAAGTCCTTACTACAGACACGCTGGCACGGTCTATGATAAAGCCTTTGGCACTGGTGTTTTCAGGGGTAAGGCGTACCGCGTACTGGTCAAGGACAATCCCGTCATTGTCGGGAATAGGAGCGGTTAGGTCGTCCGTCTCATAGATTTCAAATTCCAGCTTGTACTTGCTGACATTCTTACGGGTAGCGATCACCTCGCCGCCCTCTACTTTGGCTTCCTTGCTCTCACCTTCTTCAGTTTCCAATTTGGTAGTGTTTTCCACTGGGGTAGGGAAAGCCTTCCAAGTAGGTGTACTGGGCAAGTCGCCGTTTTCCAATTTTACATATTCTATTCCTGGTTTTCCCCAGCTTAAAATGTTTGCCATGTTCTAAGTGTTTTAATAGTTACTAAATCTTTTGTATCTGAGGACGACATTAACCAAGGTTTGATTATCGTCTTCCTCAAAGCTATGAATGGTTTGTTCCTGATAAAAGCGATACTCATTGGTGATACGAGTTACTAAGCCAGAGATAAAGGCTTCTATCTCCAAAATACGAGCAATGTTTTTTATTTTTTTCTGTGCTCCTGCATTGATTTTAGGCACATAGAAGTTAATATTTACCTTACCTTCTTGTATATCCTTATCAAGGCCAGTGAGAAAGCCTATAACACAATCCTCCTCAAAAGAATTGTGTGGGCGGGTGCCTTGCAAATACACTCCACCACGTACAAAAGCGCCTATCTCGGTTTGGAAAGTGTCAAAGACATCCTTTTCTATCTGTGTGCCTCCTTTTTTCATGATCCATAGAGTTGTTTTAAGATGTTTTCAGCCATAAGCTCGGCACTAGAAAGCACATTATAGCCTTTGGCTTCTACATAAGCAGCGTAATTCATTCCTGCTACTACTATCAGCACCAAGCCTTTGGGATATTTGGCTTTGATTTTCTCAATCTGTTCTTGGTTATGCTTGTTTATATTCCCTTGAAATTGTACCACGCCGTCCAATAGCACCATATAGCCTACGGAATTTCTAAGGTTACCAGTTCTATCGGTATAGGAGCCGTTATCTCTGGCTTCAGTGATACAGCGTTCGCCTACCTCTATGAATTTTTGAGTAGCTGCCTTGATGTACTGCTCCTTGATTTTATCAAAGGCAATGTTTAGCTTTCCTTCTATCATTATACCATGATTTTAGTTCGTCCTACCAAATCGGCATGCTCTATGCTTTGCACTTCAAATTCGCCTAATTGCTCTCCTTTTCCGCTTATAAGTCGTACCCTTTTAGCATTGAAAATATGCAGCCCATAGTCAAACCATACTGTATAGCTGCTTTGGGTAAAGGTGCTATCCATGAAAGTCCCCCGCTGATTGTAGGTATTGGCTACAATATGACAAGGAATAGGATCACCCCATTGAAGGGTAGCTTCTTGAGGAATACCTCCTACCAAGCCGCCTCCTGTAGTGGTCTGTACCTGCAATGTGCCATTATCTAATATCATCGGAATATGACTTTAGGTTTCTTACTCAGTTCGTCCTTGAGACCTAACCGCTTACACTCGTTGCTGTAGAAAGCAATTATATCGTCTTTGCTGGCTCTTGCGAGGCTGGTTCCTCCTTCTGATATAGAACTGGGGCGCAAGAGGATTTGTGGAATAAAGCGGATAAAGGCTATATACAAGTTTCTTTGCTCCTCTGCTGTAGCTTCACCAGACAAATCAGCAATGCCTAAGTCTAAAAGGTCAGCCTCAGTGAGAGAAAGCCCCAATGAGGCAAACCTTTGACGGAAATAGTCCTTTTTAGTCATATTAACCCATGTTAGAGGTGTTAATCACAACCATGCTCTGTGGAGCGGCAAAGCTCGGCATCCACTCACAACCATACTCAATAAAGCGACCTTCTTCAGTACGCTGTGTGGTGATGTAGTGTCCGCCTTCCAATACGGTATAGGTTTTGTTAGGCACACGATCCGTAAGCTCGTAAGGCTCGTGCCACATCATCTTTCCGAGTTTGGCAGTAGGAAGCAAGGCAATACGCTCATCTGCAAAGATGTTAGTCGTTGTGCCGTCCTCTTTCACTACATAATCCTCCACGATACGAATAGGCGGCAATCCTATACCAGTGAGTAATTGGTTTGCCATAGCCTCGGTGATAATACCTCCTGATACGCCAATTTGTGCGCTACCTAATACCATTTTGTAGGTGTCCTTGAACTCGTTGGAGGCAATCACACGATTGTTGAAAGTGGTGCGAGTCATTTCCATAGCAGTAAAAACACCTACCTTGGTACGAGTTTCATTGACTACTTTCTGCAAATAGCTAATGAATTTGGTTTTCTCAGCGGAGGTAGGGTCAAACTTCATCACGGGCAAATCCATGTCAATAAGAGAAACCCCTTCTTTGTTGTCGTTCAACTTAACCTCTCCCTTACCCGTAGAAATGAGTTGCCCTACCAAATAGTCCATGCGCTTGTGAGGAGCCAATGTACATTGACGAATATCGTCGGCTAAGAAGTTGATAATCTCGTTCATCACCGCAGCTTGTCCTGCTCCTGCTTGGTTGTATTTGTCTGTGAGCTGCTTGATGATACTAAGGCGCTCATTGTCCAACTGAAAGGAGTTCCCCAAGTCAGCAACCTCACCCGTACCGCTACCGAGGGTTCTACGTTCACGAATAGGCTTGCCTGAATTCTTGTCAATCACAGACCCCATTACCACTCCTGTAACGGTGCCGATGTAGGTTTTGAACAAGCGTGCTTTGGTCTCCTCAAAGTCAAAATAACGCTTCCATACCACCGTATCGGCAGTGGTCTGTATCACCCTATTAATCACCGCTCTGATGATTTGAGGGCTGTTAAAGAGTCTTTCTAAAGTTAAAATCATTGTTCTACTGGTTTTTAGATAAACATAAATCTTGCTCCAAGGGTCTCCTTATCCTTATCGGATACAGGTACATAGAGCTTGTTGGTTTGGATTTCATACGCCTGCCCCAAAGCGGTAACAGTTGCCCCTGCTTCCTTCTTCACCCTTGCATAGTTAAGGAAATTAGCTGGGTTTTTGACTTCCTTCCCATTAGCGGTTTTAGCCTCAAAGAGGACATCACCATCTTTTACGTCAGCAATGGTAGCTGACAAGGTAAGAGTGTCATAATCGGCATTGGTAGTGTCGATGGCTGAAATGGTTGCGCCTTTCGTACCATTACCAAGGTGCATGTTTACTTTGGCAAAGCTCCCTTTCTGTACCTTGAGTGTGGTAGCATTAATCGCTTCCACAGCCTTTACGGACTTAGAGACTTTGGCTGTGCGTGTCTTAAAATCTACCGCTAAGGGGGCTAAGACAGGGATATATTGTCCGTCATCTATATCGCTATCATTAATATTGAACCCTCCTGCTAAGCGGTAGCCTGATTTTACGTTGTAGAGTTCTTTCTCTACCTCTTGACCCTTAAGGTCATACTTAATTCCTGCTGGCATCTTTTTTAATGATTAGTGGTTTGTCACTTGTTACTTGTCGTTAGTTTCTCGGTTTCTTGCTCAATGAGATTAGCAATAGCCTCCTCCTCTTTCTGAGGATCGTCAGGGGTATCAGGCGCTTTGGAGTAAGAAAATCCACGTGCTGAAAGCTCCTGCTCTTGCTTGCCAAAGCCCTCTGTTACAGCATTAGCTAAAGTCTCCACTGCGGAGGTATCAGCAAAATCACGCCCCACGAGCGAATGTGAATAGTAGCTTTCTGGGATATTCTTTTCTTTCATCAGCCTTACGAATTGCTCCTTAAGGCTCTCGGCAGCTCTACCTTTTTGAAACTCGGCAAAGCTATTTTGCAAGGTATTGAGTTTCTCAATAATTGCACTCATTTCAACATTGCCCTGATTGCCCGCAGATGGAGCGGGAGTAGGTTCGTTGCTTTTCTCTGCTTTTGCCTTCCAATCGTCCGCTTCCTTCTTGTACTTCTCACTTTCAGCCTTGAAAGTATTGACCCGATTATCAGCATAAGACTGGAACAACTTAAGCATAGCCTCAGCCCCCGCAGTAGCAGGTTCTACTTGGCTTTCTTCTGTTACATAAGCGCTCAAGTTAGCCGCCACTCCCTCAAGTACTTGCCCGCTCAACCCTAAGTGGTTATACTTAGTTTTAAGCAGTTGTAAAATTTTTTCTTTGAACATAAAAAACGATATTATTATATGCAAAGGTACGCAAGGACTTATAAATAAGCTCTATAGTAGTTTGTGTAATGTTTGTATTTTCTTTGTGTTTTTTTTGTTTTTTTACTTATCTTTTCCATTAAGAAAAGTTTAACTACATCAAAGAGTAAAAAAGTAATATATTTTATTGCGCAATAAAAATAAATTCGTATCTTTGCAGTGTCAAAAAGAAATAAGTGTAACAAATAAAATTTAAACAAAATGAGAACTATTACAATTAAAGACATCTATAATGATGTAAGTTATATTAACCCAAGTGTATCTACTATTAGTTCAATAGGTGATTACATAAAAGAAAGCAGTAGACAAGTTGCCCAATCAGAGAGAAATAGAATATCAGAATATTTACCACAAGGTTCATTAGCTCATAAGATCATCACTGAGAACTTAAAAGACTTCTTCTCTGATAAACAACTATGGGTAATAGCTTATGAATTACAGAAGAATGAAGCGTATGTAACCAATCTTTCTAATGAAATAGAGAGAAGAGAGCAGGCAGCAGAGCGCAAGGCAGCAGCAAGTAAGGCTAAGTTATCAGCCAATAAAGAGGGTAGCCAAGAAGTACTTGACTTTGTAAAGTCAAATAAGAAGCTATTAAAAGACTATTATGCTTTTGTAAAGTCAAATAAAAAGTACTCAAAAGAATTTTATTCTAAAAAATTTACCTTTGAAAGCGCAAAAGAATTTATCAATAAAGTATAACAACTAAAGTCAAGAATAATGAAAATAGATTTTTACACAACAAAAAGCTACACTTACATTGTAGCTGATAATGTTACTTTTAGAAAGAGAGAGCAAGGTTACCCACGAGTTAATGAGGTACCCTTTGAAAGGGTAGAAACACAGAACTTTACATCTCTCCCTATATTCAGTATTGATATAGAAAGAGATGTTACCGAGCAGAACATAATTGAAGCTTATACTAAGTATTGCGAGTTCTGCAAAAATGCACACCAAGAGAAAAAAAAGCAGAACGAGCAAGCTAAACAAAGCCTTGAAGCCGATTTTCGTGCGCTTGAAAACGAAATTAAAGAGGGCAAAGTTTTTGATGCAAATATAGAAAATATTAGAAGAATATTGTTGTATCTCAATTCTATGAATTGGGGGGTATGGCAACTCCCTAAGATGACATGTGGATATAGTGCTCATCAATACGATTGCGATGGACATCAAGCATCTACAATAACACTTGACAAGCCTATTGATTATTATGGAGAGAAAGTTAGTAAGTTCAAAGTTGGGGG